TGGTGACCATTGGTTGTTGATTTACGATGGAGAAGAACAAATCAACTATTTTGGAATATTAGAAAATATTAACCTAAACGTGTAGTTCTTACCTTACAGGATGTTATGGACCGGAGTTCGACTCTCCGCGCCTCCACCGTAGACTTTTTGTGCTTTCCTTTATATTTATTTATAAAGGAAGTACAAATGAGTCAAAAACAAAAAAAATATCATTTTATTTACAAAACAACAGACATTAGAAATGGTAATTTCTATATTGGTATGCATTCTACCGAAAATCTAAAAGATGGCTATGTTGGTAGTGGAACAAGACTTAAACATTTAATTTATAAACACGGAAAAGAAATTTTTAATATGGAAATATTAGAATTTCTACCTAACAGAGAATCGTTAAAAGAACGAGAAATTGAAATTGTTAATTCAGATTTATTATTAGAAGAGAAATGTATGAATCTTAAACCGGGGGGTTCTGGTGGGTTTATTGACAAAGAACATATGAGGAAAGTTAGTAAGGCAGGAAACAAGGAATTTTTAAAAAAAATGCAAGATGATGAATACAAAAAAGAATTTTCAAAAAAAATAAGTAATGCAAATAAAAAACAATTTCTTGATGGTAGACGAGAAAAAATATATTTTTATAATTGGTCAGGAAAAACTCATAGTCAAGAAACTAAAAAAAAATTAAGTGAGATAAGAAAAGGAACCGGTGTTGGTGAAAATAATTCAGTGTATGGTAGAAAATGGATGACCAAAAACTTTAAAAACAAAATGGTTAAACCAGAAGAACTTAATCTTCATTTAGAAAATGGGTGGGTTTTTGGGAAATATGTGAGTAAATTACATAAAGCGATTTTAAAAGAATCTTTTAATAAAATTAAACGGCCATCACATCCGTCTTGTGTTAATAGAAAGTGGATGAATAGATATGGGGTTAACAAAAGAGTTAAAATAGAAGATGTTGAAGTTTTTCTAAAAAATGGGTGGAGTTTTGGTTGCCTATTTAAAAAATAAATAATACAAAAAACCCACTATTTAATTATGGTGGGATTTTTTTTAATATTTTTTTCAAAAAAATTTGGAGATATATAAAAAACGTGTATCTTTGTATTGTAATCAGTTATTAACCATCTAAAAAATCAAAATTATGAAAAAATTGTTTTTTGTCTCTACATTATTTATGTCTTTTTTCTTTTCATCTCAAGTTAAGTATACGTTAAAAAAGTACCCAATGTACTCTAAAATATGGGAAAAAAAATATGACAAAACTGAAAAAGATGAAGATGGGTTGCCTTTAATTGTTTTTTCACCAAAAGGTTACAACACGTTTGGAGACAATACCTCAACTTTTAAAAATGTAAGTCAAACTAAAGTACAATCATATTTGATTTCAGAATTAAATAAATTTAGAAAGGACTACAAAAAAAATTCAATTTCTAAGAGTGGTGTTTTAACAAGTAAAAGTATCGATGATGCAAAAAATATATCGACGGTTAAAAATTACAATATTTCTAAAGAAAAAAATGTTAAAATTGTTTACGACTTTATTCCTGTAGATTTTTTCTCTCGTGTGGACGTAAAAAAATATGAAATTGAAAAAATTATTGCAGAGTCTGTTTTCGATTGGTTTGTTGCAAACGATGAAGGAATGTCTTTGTTGTTGACTGAAAAAAGAAAAGAATTTGGACTTGGCGTTTATATTAGTGAAACCAAAGGAGTTACAATTGTGATTCGAGGAAAATAAAAAAAGGGGTTAATAAACCCCTTTTTTTATTTCTTATTACAACTTAAATGTTGGTATTAAACTTCAAAAGCCGAAGCTAAGTCTTTTTGTGAAGACATACCACAAATTTTTTCTTGGAAAAATTGTCTAGTATCTGAAAATTTTGTAGTTCTTGCTGTTCCCGCAGTGGCAGGGAAACTGATTGCATCAAAAGTTATTTTCTTACTATCATAAAAAGTATAAAAAGTTCCAGTTGAACAATCAAAATATATTGTTTTAGATATTGATTGACCAGCAATAGCTTTAGCTGACTCTGCTCCCGCCATATCACCAGTATCTACTTTAGAACCAGCCTTTGAACCATCTTTTCTAAAATAAAGTAAACCTGGCATAGTACATTGTGTGTTGCTGGTTTTTGTAACTTTTGCTCCTCCTTTAATAATTAAATTTACACTTGGAAGCCAAGATTCAACAGGTTGATTACTATTATCCACAACTCTTCCAACTGGACTGTCCGCAATTCCAAAACCTAAATTTGCAGGAATAGTCATATCCTCACTTTCTTTAATCACCCTTCTTACAATTCGAGCCAAATCTGACTCAGTTAATCTAACAATTCTTTTCATAATTTTTTTGTTATAAGTTAATTTTTTTTATTATCTTTGTTTTATAAATATACATTCAATTATAAAAATTCATTTTATGTGAACTTTTTTAATTAATGTCTTTAAATGGTTTATTTTTTGGACTTTTCTCGGTTCTTCCGTATGATGTTCCTTTTGTGTCCGCTGAAGAAACTTTTTCACTAGAATTAAATTGACCCAAGTGACGCTCAACCTCATCAACGATGTCATTTTGTTCATCATATAACCCACCAATGTTAGAACCATATGGTACATATTCCATATCTGTAGATATGTAAGCACCAATAGTTTTGTATCCAAGTTTTTTTACTGCTGCTAACGCCTCTTCATAGTCCGTTTTATTTTTAATTGAGTAGACCGCTCTTTGAATTGCTCTTTCGTCAGTACCTAATCCAGACATTGCCTTAGTAATTGATTTAATTGCGTTTTCACCATTACCCTCACTAATAACCCGTCTAACAATACGTGCTAAGTCTGATTCTGTAAGTCTTATAATTCTTTTCATAATTTTTTAATTATTTTAATTTTTTTATTATCTTTGTTTAATAAATATATTGTAATTCAAAAAAAGTTATGCAAACATTTCTTCCATATTCAGATTTTAGAAAATCATTAGAGTCTTTGGACAATAAACGTCTTGGTAAACAACGTGTTGAGGCTTATCAAATTATATCAGCAATTACAGGTAGAACCCGTAAGGATGGTAAACCTTATAAAGGATGGTTAAATCACCCCTGCTCTGTTATGTGGAAAGATTATGTGAACCCACTTAAACAATACTATAATGATTGTATTGATGTATGGGTTGAACGTGGTTTTAAAAACACTATGGAACACGAACATATTGAAGGTGATTTTGTTTTACCTCACTGGTTAGGTACAGAAGAGTTTCATTCTTCACATAGAGCAAACTTATTACGTAAAGATGGTGAATACTATTCAAAACATGGTTGGACTGAAAACCCTGATGACCCATACGTGTGGATGGATGATAAGGGATTGTGGTATAAACAAATTGTTGGTAGTAAAGAAAGGGTATTTTTTACGCCTGATATTCTACAATTGTGTAGTGAATAATATCACCGTAAGTTTCAATCCAATTTATACAATTAATAAATACTTCTATATAAGTTCCATAATTTTTCTATATACCTGTAATACGTTTGGATGACATTCAAAAGTTTTTTTATTTTCTAAACAATTTACTAAAGATGGTATACCTTGTATTGAACCCCACTCTTTTACCCCATGTTTCATGTCTGATGCACACATCAAATCACATCCTCCACTGATGTAATTATATTTGTAATTTTGACTACCATTTCTATATGGGGCTCTAAATTCAGGATTAATTGAACTACCTAATTGAATAATTTCACAATCTGTGGTTCCTGCTAAGTGTAATAAACCTGAATCCATTGTAACAAAACATGAACTATAATTTATTAAATGCCATGTTTCGTCAATTGAAGTTTTATTCATTAAATTAATTCCTTTTTCTATTTCAAAGTCAAAGACAGGTTTATCAACATTTGAACCTCCAATTTCTGACGAGTTTTTTCCTATAGATACAACAAAAATTCCTTGTTCATTTAAAAGTTTTGTCAAGATTTTCCAATTATCAATTGACCAAGTTCTTGAGTTCCAATTTTGAACAGGATGAATTAAAACATATTTTCTTGGAAAATTTTTCATTATTGAAACTTTGTTTGGAATAAAATCCAACCCCATTTCTTCTTTTGTCAACATAAACCCCAAGGAAATTGCATGAATTTGTCTAATGTCCATTACATTATGTTTATTACAAACCCCATTTGGTTTATAAAAAACATCAAAAGAATTAAAAATTTCATATTCATTTTTTTCTTCATCTGTTATTGGATTAAATAATTCACTATAAACTTTATTCACATATGGATTATTTAAAAACAAATATGGGTGATGTGTAATCACCGAAATTTTTTGACCGTAAGAATTATATAATTTTCTAATTGTAGGTGTTGAACATAATGTATCACCTAAAGCCCTACTTTCAGTTAAATCTAAACAAACTTTTTTCATCAATTAAAATATAGGATACTTCACAAATAATATGAATAAATTATTTTTTTAATTATGAAATTAAAATTAATGTATGTGGTTCCTCATTTATCAACAGGAGGAATGCCACAATTTGTATTAAAAAGAATTGAATCTTTATTGGAATATAAAAATGAAATTGAAGTTTTTCTTGTAGAATACTCACAATTTAGCGACACATATATTGTTCAAAGAAATAAGATAATAGAATTATTAGATGTTGGTCATTTTTTTTCATTAGGTTGGTTTACAGAACCTGAAAAAAAATATCAACTAATTGATATTATAAAAGAAAACAAGATTGATATTGTCCATATTGAAGAAATACCTGAAGGGTTTGAAAGTTTTAATAAAATTCCTTTGGATATACTTAATCAACTTTATGATAATAATAGAACGTGGAAAATTGTTGAAAGTTGTCACAATATTTGGTTTGATGGTAATTCAAATAAAAAGTTACATCCTGACTATTACTCTTTTGTTACTCCATACCATTTAAGCTCACAGTTTAATAAACTTAATACTCCAAAAAAAGTTTGGGAATACCCCATAGAAAATAAAGTAAGTGATATATTAAAAGAGTATTCAATTTATGACAAATCACATAGAGTTCCAACATTAAAAAAAATAATTGAGAGGGAAAACTTACAAATTTCTATGACAAAAACACACATTTTAAATGTGGGTCTTTGGACTGAAGGTAAAAATCAAAAAGAAG